ATTTCCTGATCGAGGTTCCGCATTTCTGTGACCATCACCGGTTCACGCTGGACTCGGTCCACTTCCACGCCGGCGATCCGGATCGGGACGACCTCATGTTCTCCTGCAAGAACACGGTGACCGTTGCCGTGGATGCCCCCTTCGGGGAGCCGCAGGAAGAGGTGTGGGCCTGCTCGGCCACCAGGACCATCGAGCGGAAGGTGTTCTGGGAGGGTCCGGTCAAGATCCGGGAGCAGTACGTCGATCCCGAGTGGGAGCGCAACATGGCTTCCTACGTCTACAACCAGAACATGCGGGCCTTCGAGCGGGAGATGTACGGCATGTCTCCCATCATTCACATTCCTTAAGGAGGACGCATGAAGAAGTCCATCGACAAGTGTTCGGGTCCTGACTGCGCCTGCGTGGTCGCGGCCAACTTCCGTCCAATCAAGAAGATCAGCGGGATGAGGATCGAGTCCATATCTCTCGACTACGGGCCGTCCATCTTCCCAGGTGCCGGCATCATGTATGTGGGACCGGCGGGAGCTCCGTTGCCTGCAGGCATAGCGATGCGGACTCTGCCGCCCGATCCGTTGCGTGGACGACGAGTCGGATAGCGTGAGCGCGTTCTTCAAACTCAAGGACCACCAGGTCAAAGCTGTAGAGGAGATGTTCAATGGCTGCATCCTCGTCGGAGACGTCGGGAGTGGAAAGTCTGCTACCGTCGCTGCGTACTACGCCAAATCCGAAGCTCCTCGTGATGTCTACGTCATCACCACTGCAAAGAAGCGCGACTCCTTCGACTGGCTCGAAGAGTTTGTGCGCGTTGGAGTGGGAACTGATCGAGATGCCACACTGCACGGAGTTCTGGTGGTCGACTCGTGGAACAACATTGGGAAGTACGTAGATGTCGAAAACGCGTTCTTTGTATTTGACGAACAACGTCTTGTGGGAAGTGGGTCGTGGACCAAATCGTTCTACAAGATTGCCAGGGCTAACAGATGGGTTCTCCTCTCTGCTACACCTGGGGATACATGGATGGACTACATTCCTGTATTCGTGGCAAATGGGTTCTATAAGAACAAGACCGAGTTCATCGACCGACATGTCGTCTGGAAGCGGTTCGTCAAGTACCCAGCAGTAGATCGATATCTGGAGCCAGGCCACCTCGTCAGGCTCCGCAACAAGCTGCTCGTCGACATGCCGATCGAGCGGCACACAACACGTCACCTCAAGTGGGTCGACTGTGAGTACGACGCCGAACAATTGGAAAGGGTGACGAAGAAGAGATGGAATGTCTACGAGCAGATGCCGCTGCGCGACGTAGCGGAGATGTTTCGTGTGGCGAGGAGGCTTGTAGCTACCGATCCTTCGCGTATCGCGACGGTGCGGGAGATCCTCAAGAAGCATCCACGGGTGATTGTCTTCTACAACTTCGACTACGAGCTGGAGGAACTTCGAACGTTGGCGACATCGTCGAAGAACCCGACGGACGACGCTACCAACTTGTCAGCATGGTCAACGGCTGGCTTCGCTGGAAGCAGCTTCCCAGATTCGGAGACGAGCCGGCAGAACGATCAGATCGTCACCCACTCCTCGGCCAGAAAGACAGGCGGAGGTTCAAGGTCTACCGCGAAGAGTGGCCAGCCATCTTCCGATTCAACGGAAGACTCTTCATCGAGGTCTATGACATCGACCGGGACGGACATTCCTGGAGAGAGATCGCTCCCGAGCGAGCAGAACCGTGGCTCAACGGGCGAGCAGAGCTCCGAGCCATGTGGGACGACTTCGATCGTCGTCGCGGAGTGGAACGGCCACAAGCACGAACCAGTCCCGACGAGTGAGCGTTGGGTCTACCTGGTCCAGTACCTGGCGGGATCGGAAGGTTGGAACTGCACCACCACAGACACGATGGTGTTCTACAGCCTGACGTACTCGTACAAGAACTGGCATCAGGCCTTTGGTCGGATCGATCGGCTCAACACACCCTTCACCGACCTGCATTACTACGCCCTGGTGTCCAAATCCTGGATCGATCAGGCCGTGCGCAAGTCCCTTCGGGGGAAGAAATCCTTCAACGAGAGCTCGTTCGGACGCAAGATGGCGTGGTAGATCTGTCAAATCCTGTCAAAAATTTGTCAGATCTGTCAAATCTGAAACGGATTTGACAGCGACCGCGCCAACCGGACGGGCTCTCGTTGAGCACGGATTCTCAAGCTTTTAGGTATTACTGTCCGTTTTTCGGCCTCTGACTGTCAAATGTCAAAAAAATCGGCGAAAAACTCTTTAATACTTGACACTTAATACCTAATACTCTATTCCCTATATACGCGCGAGATAAGTATTAGGTATTAAGTATAGATTTGACAAAGTTTTGTCCGAAAATTTTTGACATTTGACATCCGCCCCACCAGTAACATTCAAGGAGCTAGATGAGAGAAGAGTGGCGCGAGGCTCCAGACTTCCCCCGATATTTGGTCAGCGACCATGGGAACGTCCAAGCCGTCAAGACAGGACGGATCCTCCACCCGTCCAGGAACCAACAGGGTCACCTCAAGGTGAACCTCATGAGAGATGGCGAGATCCACACGAGGACTGTGAACCACCTCGTCGCCAAAGCGTTCCTAGCCCCACCAGAGCGAGAGGACTTCATATCTGTCATCCACCTCAATGGAGACAAGAGTGACTGCTCGGCACACAACCTGGAATGGCGACCCCGCTACTTTGCCATCCAGTATCACCAGCAGTTCCACAACCGGCTCTTCCGAACAGCTCATATTCCGATCGAGGATGCGAAGACTGGAAAGAAGTACCGCACTGTGCAGGAAGCTGTGGTCCACCACGGTCTCTTGCTCAACGACGTATTGGTCTCGATCCATCAGAGGACGTACGTCTGGCCGACCTATCAACAATTCCGCACTCTCCCAGTTTAGGTATTACCTAGCATGGAGATCGCGGATTATAATAGAAGGGATGGAAGCAAGCCTTTTCAAATTTGCGTGAAAGGAGGTAATTGTGGCCCGAAAACGGACAGACGCACAACTCGAGGCTGACTACCAAGCAGGACTGGTCAAGCGGATCGAGCGTATGTTCCCCGGATGCTTTGTGCGAAAGCCTGACATCCAACAGGGATGGCCCGACCTCCTCATCATTTTCGAAAACAAGTGGGCGATGCTCGAGGTGAAACCCTACGCCGGTGCGGCTCAACAGCCGAACCAGGACATCTGGGTTGCGCACTTCGACAACATGTCGTTCGCGGCTTTCATCTATCCCGAGAACGAAGAGGAAGTTCTGCATGATCTTCAACAAGCATTCTGCCCTAGCAGGCAGTCACGCGTTCCTGTCGGCTAGCAAGTCAAGCTGGATCCGATACGACGAGGACAAGCTGAGGCGATATTTCGAAACCAGCCAGAGAGCCGCTCGCGGTTCACGGTTGCACTCGATCGCGCAGCAGCTCATATCTGAGAGGATCAAGCTCCCTCAGAACTCGCAGACGCTCAACCGGTACGTCAACGATGCGATCTCATATCGCATGACGCCGGAGCAGCTCCTGTTCTACAGCATCAACTTCTTCGGCACGCCGGATGCAATTGGTTACAGTGAGGCCAAGCGCACCCTCCGGATCAGCGACCTGAAGACGGGCGAGAAGGAAGCATCGTTCGACCAGCTACTGGTCTACGCGGCGCTGTTCTTCCTCGAGTACGGGGACGCCCTCATGGTCACACCCAACGACGTCAAGGTGGAACTTCGGATCTACCAGAACGACGGCGTCAAGGAGGGTCTGGCCGACCCCGAAGAGATCATGGCCATCATGGGTGCAGGCATGCACTTCGACACCCTCATCGAACAATGGAAGGAGGAGCAGCGGTGATCATCGACGTAGACGCATATCTGCAGTCGATCGGCGTCTTTCCCGGAAACGAGAAGGACGAGCTCATGCACTACGGCACACCGCGCCACTCCGGACGTTATCCGTGGGGGTCAGGTGGTGACGAGAACGGAAGCCAGAACAACAAGGCCTTCCTCGGCTGGGTGAACGACATGAAGGGTCAGGGTCTCTCCGAGAAGGAGATCGCCGACGGCCTGGGAATGACCACCACCCAGCTCCGCACCGCCAAGTCCATCGCGAAGAACGCACAGAAGGCAGCCGACATCGCCATGGCGAACCGGCTCAAGGACAAGGGATATTCCAACGGAGCCATTGCCGAGCGCATGGGCCTCGCTGGTGAGTCCTCGGTCCGAGCCCTCCTTGCTGACGGCGTGAAGGATAAGGTCGACGTACTGCAGAACACCGCCAACCTGCTCCGTGAGCGTGTCGAGTCCGGCGCGTACATCGATGTGGGTACCGGTGTCGAGTACCAGCTCGGCGTCAGCCGGCAGAAGCTGAACACGGCAGTGGATCTTCTTCGTCAGGAGGGTTACGGCTACCACAAGGTCCAGGAGGACCAGATCGGTACCGGCAACAAGACGACCTTCAAGGTCCTCACGAAGCCGGGCGTCGAGTACAGGGACGTCGTTGCCAACAAGGAGAACATCCAGCAGATCAAGGCGTTCTCCGAAGATGGTGGACGCTCATATCTGAACGTGGCCCCTCCGATGAGTATCAGCTCGAAGCGTGTCGGTGTGAAGTACGACGAGGATGGTGGCTCACTGGCCGACGGCGTTATCTACGTCCGTCCCGGTGTCCACGACGTCTCGATCGGAAACGCGCGTTACGCTCAGGTTCGAATCATGGTGGATGACACCCACTACCTGAAGGGTATGGCCGTCTACAAGGACGACCTGCCTCCGGGTGTGGACCTGTTGTTCAACACGAACAAGAGCAACACCGGCAACAAGCTGGACGCCATGAAGGAGATCAAGGACGACCCGGACAACCCGTTCGGTGCGACCATCCGTCAGCGGCTCGATCCGACTACCGGCAAGCCAACGTCCGTCATGAACATCGTCGGACACAAGGAAGGTTCTGGTGAAGAGGGCTCGTGGGACACCTGGTCCCGCAACTTGCCTTCCCAGTTCCTGTCCAAGCAGAGCCCCAAGCTCGCAAAGGAGCAGCTTGACGTCACGTACGACCGACGTCGGGACGAGCTGGAGGGAATCCTCCGTCTCACCAACCCTGCTGTGAAGCAGAAGCTCCTGGAGACCTACGCCGACAGCGCAGACTCCGCCGCGATCCAGCTCAAGGCTGCTGCACTTCCACGCCAGTCAACCCACGTCATATTGCCGGTCAACTCGCTCAAGGACCACGAGATCTACGCGCCGAACTTCAACGACGGCGATCGCGTAGCCCTGGTTCGCTTCCCTCACGGAGGCACGTTCGAGATCCCGGAGCTGACTGTGAACAACCGCCACCGCGAGGCCAAGAAGTTGTTGGGCTCAGCAAAGGATGCTGTCGGCATCAACGCGAAGGTGGCAGAACGCCTGTCCGGTGCGGACTTCGATGGGGACACCGTCCTCGTTATTCCGAACAACACCGGCCGTGTGAAGAGCACGCCCGCCTTGGAGAAGTTGAAGAACTTCGACCCGAAGCGAGAATATGCTCCGTATCACGGAATGCGCACAATGGACGGTGGCACCTACGACGCGAACCTGAGGAAGTCTGTATTCCCTGAGGGCAAGCGTCCGTCGTCCATGACCAAGGGCTTCCAGATGGGAGACGTGTCGAACCTCATCACGGATATGACGATCGGTGGAGCGAACAACGACGAGATCGCGCGAGCGGTCAAGCACTCCATGGTTGTCATCGATGCGGAGAAGCACCACCTCAACTGGAAACAGTCTGCGATCGACAACAATATCCCTCAGCTCAAGGAAAAATATCAGGGCGCCAAGAACGCAGGCGCGTCAACCCTGATCTCTCGAGCTACCTCCCGTCAGGACGTCCGTGCCAGGAAAGCTGGCAGCTACAAGGATGGCGGTCCTGGGCCTATCGACCCCAACACAGGGAAGAAAATATGGCAGGAGACGGGTGAGTCGTGGGTCAACAGCAAGGGAAAGACGGTCTTCAAGACGCAGTCCTCTACCAAGCTCGCTGAGACGGATGATGCTCACACCCTGGTGTCGAAGAACAACACCAAGATCGAGAACATCTATGCGGAACACTCGAACAGGATGAAGGCCCTTGCGAACGATGCAAGGAAGGCCATGGTTAGCACCAAGCCCACGCCTTACTCCCCCTCTGCAAAGAAGGCGTTCGATTCAGAGGTCCGTACGTTGAATGCGAAACTGGCCCAGGCTGTAAAGAACCGCCCCCTCGAAAGACAAGCCCAGGTCATAGCAAACGCCACTGTCCGGGCCAAGCGCCAGGCCAAGCCAGACATGGATGCTGATGAGTTGAAGAAGGTGAAGTTCCAAGCATTGGAAGCAGCACGCATTCGTACGGGTGCACAGAGCACACGCATCCACATCACGGATGAAGAGTGGGCTGCTATTCAGGCTGGTGCGATCACTCACTCACGACTCTCAGAGATCCTGCAGAAGGCAGACATCGATCGAGTCAAGCAGTTGGCAACTCCTAAGCAGGACTTGCTGATGAACAGTACGAAGACTCGTAGAGCAGAGTCAATGGCTAAGCTCGGCTACACACAGGCCGAGATCGCTGCTGCACTAGGCGTGTCTGTCACCACACTGAAGCGAAGCCTTGGATAGGAGGATTGATGGCTACGTACATGCTTACGACTGTCGACAATCCTTTCGATCCAGACAAAGAGTTCGATGACTGGCGCGCCTTCGATGAGAGAGCCGGCTATCATACGCTGGCCTTCCTGTCGAGGTTAGTTAGTTCATCGAATGAGTTGTCGGAAGCTGATCAACAGATTGCGATTCAGTTCGCAGTTGATGAGATCGCTAGAGAGAACGTTCTTGGCATCTATCGAAAGGTAGAAGTCGAGTCACCTCTCGAGGTCGACGACTCAGCGCTTCAGCTGTTCGAATGAGACAGTCCTTGTGGACCGTATGACGAGTAGGTACGTGAGCTAATAACTCGCTAAACCCAAAGTCGTACGGTCCACAAGGTATCTCAATTTTTGTGTTACTGGAGTGACAGATGTGAATAGGGGGGAGGGGTCTCGCAAAAAGTACCCCCCTCCTGCATCGCCGCCCTCCATATTTTTGCCCCGGAGGGATATTTGGCTCAAGCAATCCAACTTTCCCCAGCCCAGGAGGCACCCCATGACCCTGCTCTACCTGATCCTGCTCGTCGCCGCCTTCGTCCTGATCCTCCTCGGAGCCTTCCGCGTCGCCTCGCGTCGTGTGGACTTCGTCGGACTGGGTCTCGCACTGTGGGTGCTCGTCGCGCTGCTCCAGGCCTTCAACAAGGTCTGACCAAAAGTCGTCCGAAACTCACCTGAAAGGGGTTGAAACCCGTGCCGACTCGTCCTTTGAAAGACTCAAACGACAAGCCAAGTCGTCGGCCACCGGGCAGAACTCCTGAGGACCGAGAGAACCAACTCATCGCCATGGCCTATGACCTGGCTGAGAAGAAGTTGGGCGATGGCACCGCCTCTGCACAAGAGGTCACGTTCTTCCTGAAGCTCGGATCCAAGACCGAGAAGCTCGCGCAGCAGTTCAAGGAAGAGGAGATCAAGCTCCTCAAGATCAAGGCCGAAACCATCGCCTCGCAGCAGCGCTCCGAGGAACTGATGGTCGAAGCACTTGCCGCCTTCAAGCGGTATTCCGGTGATGACAGTGGCAACCCAGGTGAGGATGACGGCTATGACTATTCGGACTAGGTCCTGGAGTGAGCTGAGTCGTATCTCAGACTTCATCGAGAGGTACGAGTACCTCCGACTCCGGGGCGCTGTCGGGCATCCGACCTTCGGATCCGAGCGCTACGTCAACCAGAACTTCTACACGAGCAAGCAGTGGCGAGACGTTCGCCATGAGGTTATTGCTCGTGACCTTGGTTGTGATCTGGGCGTCGAGGGGTTCGAGATCCACGACAAGATCATCATCCACCACATGAACCCGATGACCGTCGAGCACATCGTCCACGGCGAGGCGCACATCCTCGATCCCGAGTTCCTGATCAGTGTTTCACACCGAACCCACAACGCCATCCACTACGGCGACGAGAGGCTACTTCCCCGGCTTCTCGCAGCTCGTACTCCGGGTGACACGAAGTTGTGGTAACCGAAAGGAGAACAGCATGGAAGAGCAGAACATCCCGGACGTGAACTCGGTTCCCGAGCCGACGCCCAACGTCACTGTCGACCCGGCCGAGACGCCGGACGTCACGCCCAACACCGAGCCGGAGCCTGAGGGTTCTGAGCCTCACGACGAGGAAGACGTTGACGCAGCTCTCGGTCGCGAGACGGAGGACGGTCCCGGCTTCGGCGACGAGTCTCAGCTGCCCGACGAGGACTTCGACTCCTTCGCCGGCGACGACGTCGAGGTGGACCAGTGACCGCTGTAATCAACTACGACCGGGCCGTCAAGAACTTCATCGACGAGCTCAGCAAGACCGGTCACGTCACCCACAAGGCGTACAAGAAGACGTCCGTCACCTTCCACCACAACGCCGGCCGCCTCTCTCACGAGGGTGTCCTCAGCGTGTGGCAGAAGCGTCCCGCCTCGGCTCACTTCGACGTCGACGGCAAGGGCGCCGTGTGCCAGTACGTCAAGGTGAACGAGTACGCCTGGGCTGTCGGCGACATGGTCGGCAACCAGCGCACCATCTCCATCGAGCTGGCCAACTCCGCCGTCGGCGGCAACTGGCCGGTCTCGCCGACCACATGGAAGGCAGGTGCCCGTCTCGCCGGTTGGCTGTTCGCCAAGGTCATCGGTGTCCGTCCCAGCAAGGCGAACGTCTTCTACCACCACCACTGGTCGTCGACGGCATGTGCGGGACCATACATGGACTCGGTCTACGACGAGCTCCTGGCCGAGGTCGTCAAGGCCTACAACTACTTCACGGCGGCCACCCGTCCTCCAGCTCCTCCGAAGGCTCCGGTCGCTCGGAAGAGCAACACGCAGATCGCTGCGGAGGTCTGGGCCGGCAAGTGGGGTAGCGGTGACGACCGTGCTCGTCGACTGAAGGCTGCTGGCTACAACGCCAAGGCCATTCAGGACCTCGTCAACCGAGGTGTCGGTCGCACTGCGGCTGCCACCCCGGCCAAGCGTCGCCAGACAGTCACCGAAGTCGCTCGCGACGTCATCGCCGGCAAGTACGGCAACGGTCCTGACCGTCGAGCCAACCTGGCTCGAGCCGGCTACAACGCAACCACGGTTCAGCGTGAGGTCAACCGACTTCTCGGCTGAGCCCAGCTCAAATTGGAACCAAGGAGGTGTTCCCCCACATGAACAACGAAAGCATTCTCACCAGCACGAAGAAGATCCTCGGCATGGCTCCGGAGTTCAAGGCCTATGACCTTGATGTCATCACCCACATCAACTCCGTTCTCTCGACTCTCGAGCAGATCGGCGTGGGTCCTGCCGGTGGCTTCTTCATCGAGGACGAGACTGCCAAGTGGGGGGACCTCCTTGGTTCCGATCCTCGGCTCAACATGGTCAAGAGCTACGTATTCCTCCGGGTGCGGCTCCTCTTCGACCCTCCCGGTACCTCCTTCGCCATCGCTTCCCTCGAGAAGCAGGCGGAGCAGATGGAGTGGCGTCTTCAGGTCGCCTCCGACCCCATCATCGTCCAAGTAGCCACACCGATTCAGCTCTAAGGAGGACTGATGACACGAAACACGACTGACGTCCTCGCGCACTTTGGTGTGAAGGGCATGAAGTGGGGTGTTCGCAACGACCGCGGCCACGAAGGTGAGCGAGTCAAGACGAAGAAGCTCGCCAAGCTCGACAAGAAGTTCGAGAAGGAGCACTCGGGCATCCACGGCTTCATCAAGATGAACAACGCCGTCGCTGAGCGGATCAACCCCCGCCTCGACGAGATGAACGCCAAGCCCGAGTACGCCGGCGACATCACCAAGGACCCGGTCCTCCACAAGAAGTACCAGGACGAGTACACCTCACACCTTCGCAAGTCGATCGAGGAGGCCAACTCGACCCTGGGACTCAACCCCTCGGGATCCAAGCGGGCCACCCTTACGATGGAGGGCGAGGGTTACGACGCCACCTGGAAGTTCGAGCTCAAGGACGTCCAGCACGCCGACGGTACCCCCGCCTACGTGGGTGACGGGTTCCTGGTGATCCCGGAGTTCGACAAGACCGGCAAGATCGTCGGTCAGAAGGTCGTGCCCCTCGACGCCATCCTGGAGCACTGGGATGTCTCCGGTCATTTCCTCGAGCACTACGGTGTCAAGGGCATGAAGTGGGGTGTCCACCGGTCTGAGAAGACCGCTCAGGAGGTCACGACCAAGACGGCTCCAGGTCGGAAGGTCAAGGCTGCCGGCGGCAAGCACCACTCGCCATCCGAGGACGCGATCAAGGCTGCGCGTATTCGTCAGCAGGCGAAGAAGAGCACGACCGACTCGCTCTCCAACAAGGAGCTCCAGGAACTCATTCAGCGAATGAATCTGGAGGCGCAGTACCAGAATCTGAATCAGAACAACGTCAGCTCTGGCAAGAAGCTTCTGCGTTTTCTGACCGGTCAGGTCGGCGACAAGGAAGTCAACCAGCTGAGCGACTTCGCCAGCGACAGTCGTGGCAAGACGACGACTGACAAGAAGGGCAAGCGGGTCAACGACCCCAAGACTGCGTTCGCCGTCAAGGCTGGCGTGGCCGGGGCCAAGGCAATCGCTGGCGGCAAGAAGTAACAACACACGAGAGGAGGGTTGGCGATGAGCGGACTGTCGAACAGGGCTGTTCCCAAGTATTACGAGCAGTTCCGGAACGCAGTTGTCCGTGGTGAGATCCCCGTTTGCGAGGAGATCATCATGGAGATGAACCGCATCGACGCGCTCATCGCCAACCCTTACTACTACTACGACCCGAAGCCGGTCGAAGGCTTCATCGCGTTCTGTGAGGAAGAGCTGACGCTCACCGACGGAAGCGACCTAAAACTTCTGCCCACCTTCAAGTTGTGGGCTGAGCAGGTCTACTGCTGGTACTACTTCGAAGAGCGCCCAGTGTTCGACCCTGAGCAGGGTAAGCACGTTGTCAAGATCGTGAAGCAACGGCTCATCAAGAAGCAGTACCTGATCGTGGCCCGAGGGGCCGCCAAGTCCCTGTACGAGTCGTGCCACCAGGCCTTCTCGCTCATCATGGACACCGCCACCACCCACCAGATCACCACCGCTCCGACGATGAAGCAGGCCGAAGAGGTCATGTCTCCAATCCGGACGGCGATCACCCGCGCCCGCGGCCCTCTCTTCAAGTTCCTCACCAACGGTTCTCTTCAGAACACGACGGGGAACCGGTTCGCTCGCCAGAAGCTGGCTGCGACCAAGAAGGGGATCGAGAACTTCATGACCGGCTCGATGCTCGAGGTCCGGCCAATGTCGATCAACAAACTGCAGGGTCTGCGCGCCAAGATGGCGACCATCGATGAGTGGCTCTCCGGAGATCTCCGAGAAGACGTCATCGGTGCGGTGGAACAGGGTGCCGACAAGGACGGCGAGCCGTACCTCATCATCTCGGTGAGCTCCGAAGGTACCGTTCGAAACGGCGCTGGCGACACGATCAAAATGGAACTCCAGAAGATCCTTCGTGGCGAGTACGACGCTCCTCACGTCTCGATCTGGCACTACAAGCTGGACAGCCTCGAAGAGGTTGCCGACCCCAAGATGTGGCTCAAGGCTCAGCCGAACCTCGGACACACCGTCACTTACGAGACGTACCACCGTGAGGTCGAGCGCGCGGAGAAGGCGCCCGCCTCCAGGAACGACATCCTCGCCAAGCGGTTCGGTATTCCGATGGAGGGCTACACCTGGTTCTTCACCTACGAGGAGACTGAGCGCCACAAGCTCCGCCCCAAGGCGTTCAACGGTTTGCCGTGTTCGCTCGGTGCTGACCTCTCCCAGGGTGACGACTTCTGTGCTTTCACCTTCCTGTTCCCCAACGTGAACCGTCAAGGCGCCTTTGGTGTCGTGACACGTAGCTACATCACCACCTTGACCCTCCACAAGCTTCCTGGCGCTCTGCGCGAGAAGTACGAGGAGTTCATCAAGGAGGGTAGCCTTCACGTTCTCGAGGGCGCGGTGCTGGACATGATGGAGGTCTATGACGACCTCGACGAGTTCATCATCCGTGAGGAGTACGAGACCCGCACGCTCGGGTACGACCCCTACAACGCTCGTGAGTTCGTCGAGAGGTACACCGCAGAGAACAGTGGTTACGGCGTAGAGAAGGTTATCCAGGGAGCACGAACCGAGTCTGTTCCGCTTGGTGAGCTGAAGAAGCTGGCTGGCGAGCGACTCCTACTGTTCTACCAGAGCCTCATGTCGTACACGATGGGTAACGCCATCACGATCGAGGACACGAACGGTAACCGGAAGCTGCTCAAGCGGCGTCAAGAAGAGAAGATCGACAACGTGGCTGCCCTCATGGACGCCTACGTGGCCTACAAGCTGAACAAGGAGGCGTTCGAGTGACAGCAGTAATGGAGCTGGACGATTTTCTTGCTCATCACGGAGTCAAGGGCATGAAGTGGGGTGTTCGAAAGAACTACCGCGAGCTGAAGAACGCTCCTCGAGAGCGGGTGACGCTCAAGACGCAGAAGGGTAAGTCGGTCACTCTCCAGGAGACTGGGAACGGTCGACTGGCCGCTGCGATCGGTGCCGTTATTCCGAAGTGGGGTGACGCCATGCGTCGTTCCCGCGGATTCGACATCGAGGTCGACGGCAAGCGTGTGGGCAACACCCATTTCCGTGAGCGAGGTAACGGCGAACTCAACCTCATGTGGGTTGGCATCGATCGGAAGCAACGCGGCCAGGGCTACGCCTCGACCGTATTCGACGCAGGTGTGGAGTACGCGAAGTCGAAGGGGTACAAACAGCTCACACTGGAGGTTCCCGGCAACGCTCCTGACGCCAAGCATATCTACGAGAAGCGCGGCTTCAAGCAGACCGGCCCCGTTCAGGGTAGTCCGAACGACATCTGGGGTGGCCTCACTCCGATGGCGCTCGATATTTCTGGGTCGGAGATCCGCCACGCATCAACGGACCCGGTCACCCCGGCCGAGATGGAGCTCGCCTTCATTCAACACATGAAGGTTCTCCAGATCGACAACATCGTTTTCCCAGAAGAGGAAGGAAGTGGGATGACCCACGCAATGAATCCCGACGACTTCCTCGCGCACTTCGGTGTGAAGGGGATGAAGTGGGGTGTCCGAAAGGACGATATTCCCGGTGTCTCAACTCGTGTCAAGAAGGACGCGAAGAAGGACGCTGAGGAACTCACCCGCGCGAAGATGTTCTACGGCAAGGGCGCCGGCACGCGAAGGAAGCTCATCAAGGCGACCGTCGAGGCCAAGTCCGCCAAGGACCCGAACTACAAGAAGGCGCTCGACCACTATGTCGGCAACACCGACATGGACAAGCGTGCTTCCCAAGCCAAGAAGGAGCGTCGGCGCAAGAACGTCGCCGGCTCGACCGCCAAGACCGCTCGCGGTGTCGGTCATATCCTCAACGGCAACAACCAGTACGCCAACGTTGCTGCAGTCGCGGCGGTCGCTGGTGCCACGTACGCCCACCAAACGGGGGCGGACAAGATCATCTACGACGCAGCCAAGACGAAGGTCTCGGACATCAAGAAGGCGAGGTCCTAATGCAAGCAATGGAAACTGGTGATTTCCTCGAGCACTTCGGTGTGAAGGGAATGAAGTGGGGCGTCATCCGCTCCAAGGAGCAGCGCCAGGAGAACCGACAGGCTCGAGCGACGACCCGCAAGGAAGTTCGCAAGATCAACAGCATTCCCACGACGCGGAACGACGCCGACATCGTCAAGGCTCGCAAGCAGCTTGCCGATGCTGAGCGCCGCAAGGCCGATGCTCGAGACCAGTACAAGGTCGACAAGCACACGATGAACAAGATCGACGCCAAGCGCCCGCTCAAGGTTGCCGCTGCCGATCTGCGTCGTATCCAGGACCAGGCCGACCAGCTGACCAAGGACGAGCAGTTCGCGTTCGACATGATGCAGTCGGGCCGGGCCGTCGTCGACATCTTCTCCAAGCCGGAGAACCGTCGCGATGGAACCACGAAGCTTCTCGACGAGATCAAGGACCGTCAGCGCATCCTCGACGAGGGAATGCGGAAGGCCAACAGCTGATGATCCGCTTCACTCCACACCAGGAAAGGAGGTGAGACATGGGCCTCGGAAATCGACTTGCACACGGGTTCAACGCGTTCGTCAACGCGGCGACCGACGAGCTCGCGACTTCGTTCATGCCGAATGTGACCTACGGGTCAGCACGTCCGGACCGAGTGAAGGTGAACATCGCCAATGAGCGGTCCATCGTCACTGCGATCTACACACGTCTGGCTGTCGACTTCGCGTCGATCCCGATTCGTCACGTCATGCTTGACGGCGACGACCGGTACAAGTCGGAGATCAAGAGCGCACTGAACAACTGCCTTCGGGTGGAAGCCAACATCGACCAGGGTGCACGGCAGTTCCGTCAGGACATCGCCATGACGCTGTTCGAACAGGGCGCTCTGGCACTAGTTCCAGTCGACACGTCGCTCAACCCCAGCATCACGGGCAGCTACGACGTCCAGACCATGCGTGTCGGTCTGATTACGAAGTGGATGCCTCGCCATGTCAAGGTGAGTGTCTACAACGACCGGAATGGCAAGCGCCAGGAACTCACGGTCGAGAAGAAGTTCGTCGCGATCATCGAGAACCCGTTCTACTCGGTGATGAACGAGCAGAACTCGACTCTCCAGAGGCTCATCCGGAAGCTCGCGCTCCTGGATGCCGTCGACGAGCAGTCCGCCTCCGGCAAACTCGACATCATCATCCAGCTCCCCTACGTCATCAAGTCCGAAGCTCGACGTCAGCAGGCCAACAACCGGCGCATCGAGATGGAAGACCAGCTCAAGGGGAGCAAGTACGGCATCGCCTACGCGGATGGTACCGAGAAGATCACCCAGCTCAACCGTCCCGCCGAGAACAACCTCATGACCCAGATCGAGTACCTGGTTGGCTTGCTCTACAGCCAGCTGGGTCTCACCCCGGAGATCATGAACGGCACCGCCGACGAGAAGACCATGCTGAACTACCTCAACCGGACGATCGAGCCTCTGCTCGACGCCGTGGTCGAGGCAATGAAGCGGACGTTCCTCACGAAGACGGCTCGGACACAGGGTCAGTCGATCGAGTATTACCGCGACCCGTTCAAGCTGGTCCCGATCGCCAACATCGCGGAGATCGCAGACAAGTTCACCCGCAACGAGATCCTCACGTCGAACGAGATTCGTTCCTTCATGGGTATCAAGCCGTCGACCGACCCCAAGGCCGACCAGCTGGTGAACAGCAACATGCCCCAGGAGGGTTCTCCTCCTGGCGCTCCTTCACCGGAGCCGCCTGATGGCGATTCGTAAGCTTGTCCGCTCCGTCGGGGCTGACAAATCCAGAAAGAACAACAACACAAGGAAAGGAGATAGCCAAAATGGAACCTGACTTCAGCGGATGGGCCACCAAGGCGAATCTTCAGTGCTCCGACGGTCGAACCATCATGCCCGAGGCGTTCGCGCACATGGACGGCAAGAAGGTCCCGCTCGTCTGGCAGCACCGTCACAACGAGGCGGAGAACGTCCTCGGTCACGCGATCCTCACGGCGAAGCCGGACGGGGTCTGGGCCGAAGCGTTCTTCAACAAGACGCCGGCTGCCCAGCACGCGAAGCAGTCCGTCGAGAACGGCGACCTCGACATGCTTTCCATCTGGGCCAACAACCTGGTGGAGAAGTCGAAGCAGGTGTTCCATGGCATGATCCGCGAGGTCAGCCTGGTTCTCTCGGGTGCCAACCCGGGCGCCCGCATCGAGAACGTCCGCATCGCGCACAGCGAGTACGAGATCGAGGACCTCACCGACGAGGCGATCATCTACACCGGTGAGCTCATCCACTCGGCTGACGGCGCTCCTGCCGGCACCGAGGGCGAGCCCGCCGAGAACGGCACCGAGGGTGGACAGCCCGACGACCAGGACAATGGTGGGGACGAGGACGCTGACCGTCAGCGTGTCTACGACTCCATGAACGAGGAGCAGCAGCAGTTCGTGCACTCCATGCTCGAGAACGCTCTCGAGATCGCGGAAGAGGCAGAGGATGGTGGCGACGTCGTCGCACACGCCCTCGCAGCCGACGCCACGGTCAAGGACGTCATCGACACGTTCAACGAGGACCAGCTCAACGTCCTCCACTACCTCCTCGGACAGGCCGTTTCCGCGGCCGGCGAGGGCAACACCGCAGCACACTCGGGCATCACCAACCAGGAAGGCAACGACATGTCCCGCAACCTCTTCGAGAACAACGGCGTCAAGGCTGACGAGGGCAAGACGCTCTCCCACGACGACCTCCAGACCATCCAGTCCAACGCGCAGAAGGTCGGCTCCTACAAGGAGGCCTTCCTGGCGCACGCCGAGAGCCTCGGCTACGGCATCGACGACATCGAGCTGCTGTTCCCGGACGCCCAGTCCGTCACCAGCCAGCCCGACCTCATCGCCCGCCGGACCGAGTGGGTCAAGGAGGTCCTCGACGGGGCCAAGCACAGCCCGTTCTCGCGCATCAAGTCCCTCGCCGCGGACCTCACCGCTGACGAGGCCCGTGCGAAGGGTTACGTCAAGGGCAACCTCAAGAAGGACGAGGTCATCAAGCTCCTGAAGCGCGTGACCACGCCCACCACGGTCTACAAGAAGCAGAAGCTGGACCGTGACGACATCGTCGACATCACCGACCTCGACGTCGTGGCGTGGCTCAAGTGGGAGATGCGCTTCATGCTCGAGGAGGAGCTCGGTCGCGCCATCCTCGTGGGTGACGGTCGCGAGCCCGACGACGAGGACAAGATCGACGAGGACAAGCTCCGCCCGATCGCGTGGGACAACGAGATGTACGCCCACCCGGTCAACCTGGCGAGCAACATCACGCCGGAGGGCATGGTCGAGGCCATCATCCGCGCCCGCAAGAACTACAAGGGCACCGGCACGCCGACGCTGTTCACCACGGACGACATCTACACCGACATGCTGCTCATCAAGAACAAGCTCGGTGAGTTCGTCTACAAGACCGAGGCGGAGCTGGCTGCGCGCCTGCGCGTGTCCAAGGTCACCGTGGTCGAGGTCATGGAGGACCACCCGGACCTCCTGGGTGTCATCGTCAACATGGCCGACTACACCATCGGCGCGGACAAGGGTGGCCAGACCACCATGTTCGACGACTTCGACATCGACTACAACCAGTACAAGTACCTCATCGAGACGCGCATCTCGGGTGCTCTGACCAAGCCGAAGTCGGCGCTGGTCATCAAGCGGACCACGGGCACCACGGTGACCCCGAACACGCCCACCTTCGATGACGCAACCGACACCCTGACGGTCCCGAACCAGGCCGGCGTGACGTACTACAACGTCACCGACCCCCTGGCCGAGTCCGTGATGGCTGCCGGCGACGTGGTGATCACCGGTCCGACCGACGTCGAGGCCCGTGCGAACAACGGCTACTCGTTCCCGCACAACATCGACAACGACTGGACCTTCGCTCCGACCGTCTGAGACGGCCTGAGCTAGGTTCTAGCCACAATGGCAAAGTTCTTCGGTGTTGTCGGGTTCAGCGAGGGGCAGGTGGAGACCGAGCCAGGGATCTGGGTAGAGAAGATCGTCGAGAAGGAATTCTACGGCGATGTTATCCGTCCAGCCCGTCAGCTCGAAGCGGGCGACAAGGTCAACAACGACCTTCGAGTCAACAACTCCATCAGCATTCTCGCTGACGGGTACGCCAGCGATCACTTCTTTGCCATTCGCTACGTGCAGTGGGCGGGGGTTCTGTGGGACGTTCCAGACGTTCAGGTGCAGAGCCCCCGCCTACTGCTTCGGTTGGGGGGTGTTTACGACGGAGAGAGAGGAATTCCACAGCCTCCTGAAGGAGCTGCTGGGGAGTGACCAGGTCTTCTTCCAGCCACCCACCAACACGCAGATGGCATATCCGGCAATCGTCTACAACAGGGCGAAAACCGATAAGCGATACGCGGGCAACAGGCCGTTTCGCATCAACGAACGGTTCACGGTGACGCTTATCTGTCGCGCTCCCAACAAGGAGCTCTTCAACAAGCTGATCCAGCTGCCGATGTGTTCCCATAGCACATCATTCGCAGCCAACAACCTCAATCACGACGTCTTCGACATCTTCATCTAGAAAGGATGAACCATCATGGTTGCTCTCAAGTGGGACCAGGTCGGTGAGAAGGAGTTCGAGACCGGTGTGGAGCGCGGTGTGCTCTACAAGCAGGACGGGACCGGTGCGTACAACACCGGCTTCGCCTGGAACGGCCTCGTCTCCGTCACCGAGTCGCCCTCCGGCGCGGAGTCCAACAAGCAGTACGCCGACAACCGGGTGTACCTGAACCTCGTCAGCGCCGAGGAGTTCGGCGGCACCATCGAGGCCTTCATGTACCCGCCGGAGTTCGGCGAGTGCGACGGTACCGCCGAGGTCAAGCCCGGGGTCTACGTGGGTCAGCAGAACCGCAAGACCTTCGGTCTGTCCTACCGGACCATCCTCGGCAACGACGTGGACGGCAACGACCACGGGTACAAGCTCCACCTGGTCTACGGTGCCCTCGCGGCCCCGTCCGAGAAGGCCTACTCGACGGTGAACGACTCCCCGGAGCCCATCACCTTCTCGTGGGAGTTCTCGACCACCCCGGTGGACGTGCCCGGCTTCAAGCCGTCGGCGATCATCACCATCAACTCGACCGAGGTCGACGCGACCGAGCTGGCTGCCCTCGAGGCGCTGCTCTACGGCGACGCTGACGGCGAGCCCGAGCTGCCCCTGCCGGCAGACGTGTTCGCCCTCTTCACCGTTCCGCCGGTCGTTCCCTGATTTAGCACCCGCTAGGTCAACGTTTTGAGAGAGGAGGCCAGAGAATGCTCACCATAGAGGTCGCAACACAGGAGTCGTTCGATGAGGAACTCATGCAGTTCATCACAACGTCCGCATACAAGTTGGAGCTCGAGCACTCTCTGGTCTCCCTCTCAAAATGGGAGGCAAAGTTCGGTAAGCCGTTCCTGTCGGGAGACGACAAGACGGCCGAGGAGACGCTCTGGTACATCCAGGAAGCCATGTGCCTCACCCCGAATGTTCCTCCGGAGATTTTCTCCAAGCTTTCTGAGGCGAACATCGAACAGATCAACGCCTACATCAACGACAAGCAGACGGCGACCTGGTTTCGTGAGGAGCCGAACCGTCCGCGCAACCGTGAGATCATCACGGCCGAGATCATCTACTACTGGATGCTCTCCCTCAACATCTCGAAAGAGCACGAGAACTGGCATCTCAACCGCCTGATCACGCTCATTCGAACGGTCAACGAGAAGAACGCGCCGCCCAAGAAGCCTGGTCGTACCGACCGCGCTGAGATGGCCCGTCAGCGCGCTGCGCTCAACCGCAAGCGCCTCGAAGCCGCCCAAGCCAAGTCCCAGTAAGGAGGTAGACCTTGTCACGCATTTCCTGGAACGCTCCCGGCGAGCGATTCTTCGAGTCCGGTGTAGACCGGGGCGTTCTGTACGTCGGAACGAATCCCGGTGTCTCGTGGACGGGTCTTATCTCCGTCGCTGAATCACCTTCCGGTGGCGAAGCTCGTCCGTACTACCAGGACGGCATCAAGTACGTGAACATCTCCGCCAAGGAGGAGTTCGAGGCCACCATCAACGCGTTCACCGCACCGAAGGAGTTCGCGCCATGCGATGGTGTCGCTGCGATGCAGAACGGGTTGTTCGCGACCCAGCAACCGAGGAAGGCCTTCAGTCTCAGCTACCGGACCCTCATCGGCAACGATGTCGATGGTCAGGAACACGCGTACAAGATCCACCTGGTCTACAACGCGCTTGCCGGGCCTTCCGAGAGAAGTAACTCAACGCTTGGCGACAACGTCGAGCCGAACAGTCTCTCCTGGCAGATCACCACGCTGCCTCCGTCGCTGACCGGCATGAAGCCGACCGCCCATTTCGTGATCGACTCGCGATACACGCCGCCGAATCTGCTTGCCGCAATCGAGGACATCATCTACGGCAGCGATGCCGCGGATCCTCGTATGCCGCTGGCTTCCGAGCTGGTCGCGCTGTTCAAGAGTGACGGTCCGGTTATTCGTCGAAACCTGATCACCAACCCGACATGGCGACTCCCCGTCGTCACCACGGTGGAGATCCGACGAAACATATTCCGGAACCCGAGCTGCTCGGTCAACGCAACAGACTGGGCCTTCGCTGTCGGTTCGACCGGCGGCGCAGTCACGGCTGGTCGAGTTGCCGCCGACGGCAGCTTCGTCGTCAACGGACAGAGCCTGTCATATTACCGAGGAACGTGGACCAACGTCGGTAACGGCGCAATCGCCTCAACCGGCCCACTCTTCGGTAACCCGAATGCCGACGCCATCCCGGTCGCGGCAGGAACCACCTACTACGTGAGCGCATACGCTCGATGTAGTCGTGTCGATCGCACGGCCAACATGATCGCGACGACGCATGATGCAGCCGGTGGTTCACAAACCGTCGTCCTGACTACAGCGACTGTCGCCATCGGCGGAGTCAACATGGTTCGTCTTTCCGGCATGTTTACCGCTCCGGCTGGTGCGACTCGACTCTATGTCCGTGTCTACAGTGTTGGCGGAGGCCTCTGGGTCAACGGCGACACGATGGATGTCGGAGGTGTCTTGGTCGAAGCGGCCTCGGTGCTTCTGCCGTTCTTCAACGGCGACACGACCGGTCTTGACGCTCAGCGTACGGCCGCCTGGACAGCCACTGCTGGCGCTTCTCAGGCCATATTGAAGGGGCCGGCTCCCGCATCGGGACCGTTCACCTCCTACGGCTCAACGCCCGGCATGGTTGGGTGGCAATCGGCTCTCGGCATTTATCGCATCCTTGCGAAGCGAGACGTGCCGTCTTCGTCGTTGTACGGCTTCTCAGCTCTTTCGGTGACGCCTGCCGAAACCGGCAAATTCTACTCCGGTAGAATCAAGGTCCGCCAACTGGGAGGTACAACTTCGGTTCCGATCTCGCCAGCTCTTGCGGCCTACACGGCGGCACCAGCCATCGTCAACGTAGTAGCAGGAAGCAGTTCGCTGGACACGCTTATTCCACCGAACTCCGACTGGATCGAAATCTCGGTCGTCGCTTCGGCGACAGCTGGAGCAGCCGTGGCGTCAGTTCGATGGTTGATCTACCAAGACTCAGGGTCTGCAACAACGCCTGCGGGCGCAGTCCTCGAGTTCAAGGAAGGCCTCATCGAAGAAGTCGACAACGTCGCGATTCCAGCCGGGTACTACTTCGACGGCGAAACGCCGGACGTCGATATTTACAAGCACAACTGGGAAGGACCGGTGGACAACTCGACGTCCACCGCCAACTCCTGGTTCTGATACTTCGGAGGGAGGCTCCTGATGACAAAACTCGTTTGGGACCAGACGGCTACTGATAGCCGCTATGAAGCCGGCGTCGACCGCGGGGTATTCTACCCAAGCAGCGGACCCGGAGAAGTCTGGAACGGGTTGGTGTCGGTGCAGGAGTCTCCCTCCGATGGTGAAGAGAAGACGCGCTATATCGATGGGGTGAAAACCCGCTCGCGTCGAAAGTCGGGAGAGTTCGAAGGTCACATCGAGGCCTTCACATATCCCGAATCGCTCTACGACGACGTTCTTTCGCGCCGCAAGCAGCGTGGATTCGGTCTCAGCTACCGAGTCATGACCGGTGAGACCTACAAGGTCCACCTCGTCTACAACGTATTGCTCGGCGCAGAGTCCCACGACTACCAGTTCAACGAAGCTGCGCCATTTTCGTGGGACTTCACAACTCTTCCTGTCCATGTGGCAGAGATGCGCCCTACAGCGCACATCATTGTCGACTCCGCGATCGCATATCCGGAGACCATGGCAGCCTTCGAAGACGTGATCTACGGCTCAGATGCTGCGGATCCGCGGTTTCCATCGCCCAACGAGGTGTTGGAGATATTCGAGGAACACTCGATCCTGCGGATCATCGATCACGGTGATGGAACCTGGACTGCAACAGGTCCGGACGAGGCCATAACCATATTCCCTGACGGGACATTTGAAATCAACTGGCCCTCCGCTGTTTGGATCAGTTCCGATACATATCAACTCAGTTCCCTCTAGGAAGGAGGCCTCGTGGCTACCATCAACGGCGTTTCCAAAGAACTCATGCTCGACATAGCCGGAGACTCCGTCGTCGCGGGCTCTGTTGATGAACTCGGAAACCTGACCTTCACCACGCGTGACGGTGAAGACCTCCCTGCGGGGAACGTCAAAGGCCCGCAAGGCGCTCCCGCCGCCCTGAAGATCACGGCGAAGCTCGTCGGCGACCTGCCTTCGTCATATCCGACAGGCGTGACCTCGTTCTCGTTCGGTGCGGAAAATCCTGGTTGGCCCGTCGTACTGGGCACGGTGTTCAGCTACATCGAGAACGTTGCTCGCGGGTTTCAGATTGTGACGGAGAAAGCTTCCGGCACTTCTTCCATCATGTGGATCCGAATCGTGGGCCAAGACGCGTGGGGACCCTTCATGCAGCTTGCGGGAACTGACGCCAGCGGCGTCATGAGCATCCCTCGACTTCGCTTGACGGCCGTAAACGACGCATCCGCCGGTAGCACTCTGCACCCCTTCCAGGTTGGCCCCGACACGGGCGCGAACCTGATCATCGACGGCAACGAGATTCAAGCTCGAGACAACGGCGTCGGTAAGCGCGTGTACATGGAGTATGGCGCGAACTCGGATTCGGCTCTGTGGACACCCACGGATCCGGGAGACTTCACGACTCGCAAGTTCGTGGACGATTTCCGAAAGGCAACCATAGTCCAACGCCTGATGACGGGCGGTGGTGTTCGCAAGACCACAAGCGGCGGTATTTCCTGGTCTCAGCGTTTCATCCTGATGGGTGCTGGACGAGGGTTTGCCGGCGGCAACGGGTACTACGAGATCACCATGCCTCCAGACGGTACCGTTATTCCGATGTACGGAAGCACTGGCGGCGCAAGCGTCACGGTGGCTGGCGGGATCATCCCAATGAACGGGTGGCGCGCCCTCTACTACGACGTGCCGTTCGGCTCGGTTCAGACTTCTGACCCGGCTCGTTTCCGCATGATCGACTACACCGCGGCAACCACGCAAGAGATCCCACCCACTTGGGTTCTTGTTGCCACGCGCAACGTCGACTCGCTGAGCGCCAACTACATCTGGGGCGATGGCCGTGTGCAGGACTACTGGAAGCTGCTGACACTTACCAACAGCTGGTCTGCGTACAACACGTCATTCCCAGCTCCGGCATGGCGTTTCACCGCCGAGGGTAAGGTTGAAACTCACGGGCTGATGAAGTCGGGGACTGTGGGTCTTTCGACCCCATTCGCCACGCTGCCGTATCCGGAGCTTGCCCCCGACGGTGGACCAAACTCGGGTCTTATCGTGACATTGACCGCTTCGGCCGGGCCATACACAGCACGAATCGACATCCTTCCCGACGGCAAGATGGTGATCATCGCTCTTGGCACCGGCTCGACCAACGCATATGTGTCACTCGACAACCTTTCCTGGCACCCTGCCGGGCACTAACTTAGAAAGGAGCGCCTAATGGGTGTACTTGACAACGCAGCGAAACTCATCAAGGACGCAACGTTTCTCGACCAGTGCATGGCTGCAGCTGCATACCAGGCTCGGCTAGTCGTGCTCGAGGATCCAACAACACCGGATCACCAGATTCGCATGGACCTGGCTCAGAACGTGATTCTCTCTCCCGAAAACTACCGGACGCGTTTCGCGATCTACCTCGCGACAGATCCGGCGGTTTCGAGTAAGGGTGCGACGGCGGCGCTGGTCACCGAAGCAACGATCATCGACAAGACCGCGGCAATCTGGACCACGGTCGCCCAGATCGGTTCAACTCTCTAGTCCAGAAAGGGGCTCCGTGTTCTCGATCAGTTCCAAGGGCTCCTTCAAGAACACGGAGTCATTTCTTCACGCCGTACAAAAGCTTCCCATCGAGCAGATCATCGCACCTTACGCCCAGATGGGTGTAGACGCACTCAACGCCGCAACGCCGAAGGATAGCGGTCTGGCGGCTGGGTCGTGGGGCTACGTGATCTCGAACAAGGGTGGCAAGGTCACCATATCCTGGACCAACGTCGACGTTGAGAATGGATTCCCTGTCGCTGTGATGCTCCAGTACGGCTACGGAACTGGAACAGGCGGTTACGTCGCAGGACGTGACTACATCAATCCGGCGATGAAGCCGATATTCGATCAGATCTCCGAGGCTGTCTGGAAGGCGGTGAAGTCAGCATGAGTGCAAGCATCGACCAGCGCATTGTCGAGAT